ATCGAACGCAGACCAACACCACCTAGAACCCGAGGGAGATAGGCAGGAAGGTTCAACCTTTTGATCCATGAGCGTAAGCCAATAGTCGCGTAAGTCATGGAACGACATAGATGGCGACCACACGGACCTCCCGCATTATGTTCAATAATTGCACCAGCCTTGACCCACGTTGGAACCTCGGGCTCATTGAGGTCCTGATTAGGGGCATCAACATGGCGTAAGGACAACCACGAAAAGGAAGGTAACAACTTTTCGCGGTGTCCATAAACACCAGAAAACACCCAATAATCACCGATCAAGGTCTTGGATTCGTTAATCTGAACTTGCAGGGAAGTAAGTATGTCGCGAAGCCTCGCGTACCAAAATAAAGGTGCAACAGCCAGCAAATCATCTCCGTTGACAAGTGCATCTACTTTGATACCTGTATCGCGATTACAGGCATCTACCGCATAGAGGTTGAGAGCATTAAGAAAGAACCAAGAGGCTGGCATACCCATGAGAATACCACGGACGGTACGGTAATCACCCATGCTATCTGTCAATAGCGCAGATGATAAACATGCCGGCCACATCCCCGCGGCAGCCTCGGCCAATACACCACTAGGGGCTATATGAGACCACAGACCCTTTAGAACCGTCTGACCAAACCAAAAAGGCATTAAGTCTGTCGCCGTAGATAAATCTAACGATATAGGAACCCACCCCTTTTCGAGCCCCGCCTGAACAAGACGAACACAATGTTCAGAACGCGACGCAGAAAGGGAGCGAGCAACCCTCCTATCGTTAAATAGATACGGAAACACACGTGATCTGAGGTAATGAGCAGCGACAAGGATAGGGGTGTACGCGGGCGTGACAACACGCACCTTACTACCCTTATCAGGCACAACCTCAACACGACCACGCAGCAACGTCCCGGTACGACGAGCAACACGAGAAGCCCTCCAAGCTCGTACAAAAGCTATATAACTCCGACACATACGATAAGCATCGTCGGAATGTATATACTCATATACGCAGTCAGGGAGTTTGACTTCTCCATAAAAGAACTCACCTTCAACAAGTTCACCGAGAAAGCCCCCCTCCTTAACCGACCGATCGTACGTAGCAGACGTACTCAATGGTAGTTCGAAAGGAGTGCGACGAGGGCGGTACTTAGCACCCCACTCATTGGCCCAACGGCGAATATCGTCGACGGGGCCAGGACGAGAGGGGCGAAGTAAACGCTGTCGCAACTCAATCTCGTGTTGTCGTTTATCACCAGGGCATCGCGGCAATGCCCGGGGCAACGACGAAAGTACATGAATCAACGCCTTTGGAGCCAAGTTAAGAACCGGGGTCAGAGCCTCTACAAGATAATGTAGGGGCCCTGGTTCTTGACACAACTTCTTGAAAGTCTTAGCCGCCTCGTGGCGAGCATTAGTATGGGAGGGAGGGACAGCCCAAGCCTCATAGATCTCACTAATAACTCGCCACCAGAGGACTTCAACTTGCCGAAGTTGCCGAAAAGCAATTGAACCATCACCTGTCATTGTGGCATGTTTCACATCAGGGGGAAACGCACGACGATAGCCGTTAACGAGCGGGCCTTTAGATACCTGCACCGGCTTTATGCTAGACGAAAGAGCCGCCCACAGAACACGATACATGTCCCACAGGCAACGAACAGACTCATCGTCACGCCGAAAACCGATAGAGGATAACCAAATAGCACGCAAGACCAGCTGTCGTCGTGGTGTAACCCGAAACCCGTGGAAGAGCGGCGTTTGCGAACAATATTTCGCATAACGCATTTCCCAACCACGGGTTTTGAGCCATCTGATGTGAGGAGCGAGTGCAACACGCGGATCAGCCAAGATACACCCAGCTACACCCGTAGTACACACGCCCCCAGACTTCCTCATCTTCTTCCTCATTGACCAATCCGACCTATACGATAGATCGAAAGGCAAATCATACATCGCCAAATTCAACTGACGGGCACGAGCATATCGAACACGATCCGACAACCCACCAGAGAACGATAAAATAGAAAATTTACGCCCTTCGGGGCGCAACCGTAGGGGAAACCCTACGGGG